CCTCATCTGTGGGTGCGCGACCTTCGGGGCCTTGTTGCCCGTCTTGTCCGTCAACTCCGTCGGCTGGCTGCGATATGTTGTCCTGTAGCCAAGCAACAGTAGCAGCTTTGATTTGTTCGTCCGTAACAGGAGGTGCATCATCGCCCCGTTCCCCTTGTGGGCCAGCTTCACCTTGCGGCCCCGTTATCATCGTGCGTGATAGCGCGTCGTTGGTGCGCTGATTTAACGCAGCAACAGCCTCCACTAGCGAGGCAATGATTTCCTCGCTGATAGCCATCCTTAAAGACCCAAGCGGCTGCGGATGTTATCAAGCAAACTGGTATCGGGCGCAGTTTCATTGGCTACGTCTGATACGTCAGGCACTTGTTCATCAAAGCTTGGGCCAGCGTCAGCCAACTGCGCTTCGTATTCCTCATATTCCATGTCAGGTGAAATCAATTCGCCGCGCTGGAAATTGTCGAACAGAACCGAAAGCGGCATTGCATCGCCTTGGTATGCGCCAAGCAATGCTGTGACCATCTGCGGGGCCATACGTGCAGCGCCAAAGTCGGTGTTCAGGTTAAATTCAACGTCCTGTGGTGCGCCGACCCATTCGGCCATCCAATTCAGAGCGCGGGTGATAGCGTCCGATGCAGAGCGGCTGATTGACGCAAGCACTGACCGTTCGCCAGCGGTCTTTAATTCGACCGTGCCAAAGGCTTCAGCGGTGCGCTTATCGTCGGCAAGCATCCGTGCGCCAAGCACTGCCATGCGCTGTTCTTTGTCCTTTAGGGCTTCGCGCAGCGTCTTCAGGCCATCGCCCTTAAATTCAAGATAGCCAGCGTTGGCGGCAGGGTCGGGGAATATCCATGCGCTCATTGAGCCGACCGAAAGCGTCGCGCCTTCTGGAAGCTGCACACCCGCAACGTATGGGGTTGGCAAGCCAGTGAAGTGCAAGCCATGCTCATAATCGGCACTGTTGCGATAGTGGCCAAGGTTCGTGTCTACCAAGTCCAGCAATGGCGGTTTCTGCACTGTGGAAGTCGCGCTGTTAGCGCCAAGGATGACGAACGGGATATAACGCAAAGTGCCGCCGTTTCGTGTTGGCAATATTTCGCTAATCAGTTCGTTGTCTTCGGTCATTACGCGAACGCGATAACCTTTGTCCGTCAGGTCAAGGACGCGATATTGCGTAACCTGATTGGTGGTGAATTCGTTTTCCTGCACTTCGACAGTTTCTTTAAGCACCACAAGCGTCAGCACCTGTGCGCCATTGATGTAGCTGACGCGCCAATTGATGATGCTTTCCGCCGTGTAATAACGCAAGAATGGGCGAATGTTTAACGCTTCGGCAGCGGCAATCGTGATATTGGTCGGTGCATTGGCAGGGTAATCGACCATGATGCCAACGCGACCCACGGCAATCTGTTGCTCCACGACCTGTTCGCTAAATTCGCGCAGATTATCGCCAGCAAGCGTTATGTCATCAGCATAAGGCTCAATCGCGGTGGGCAGCTTATAAACTGGGTCTTTGGCAAATATCATGCCCGTGAAGGCATCCAGCGTCCGTGCGCTTGCGTTGAAGAAGCCAGCCCGTTCTTGATACGTTACATATTCAACATCCGTTTGGCCTGTCAGCCGTGGCAGATAGTTGTTCGTGTCAAACGATGGGTTGTAAAGGCTTCCAGTGTAGCGCGTGTTGCTGACATAGTTCTGGATTAAAGCATCCCGCCCAGCGATGACATCGCGGCAACGCTTCCACTTAAAGCGGTTAGCGTCATATTCGGTGTTGGTGTTGGAGACAGACATTTACACCCCAGAAATTTGAGCAAAGGATACCGTTCCTCTACCGATAGCATATTTATATGCAATAAAATAGCCGATAGCATCATTCAGATGGTCAAAGCCGCTTGATTTATCTGGCTCGCCATTTTTCGCGTATGCTTGGCGCTCCAGACCTTCAATCACATTAGGGCATTTGTCAGGATTGACCAAGAGCCTTCGCTTGCCTTGGTTATAAATCATCTGATTGACTGCCATAAGCCTATCTTTGACCGCAGGGTTTTTGCTGTTTGCCAATACCGTGAAGCCAGCCGACCGAAGCAGCGTCAAATCGGATAAGCTGGCGTTGACGCTCTTGGTCGCGCCGCCCGATGCGTCAGGGTAAACCGTTATTTGATGCCCAGCAAAGCGTTCTTGTAATACCCGTATGAGCGTTGGCGTATCGCGCACACCCGATAATTCATCCAGTGCCAGCGGGTCGTTGTTCCGTATCACGCACACGACGGCGCTCATGTTGTTGACGTTAAAGTCAACACCGATGTGGAGCGGCTCGCGCTGTTCGATGGTCGCAAAGGTGATATTCAGTTTGCGGTCAAACTCTGGATATATGCTGCCAGCCGTTAGGTTGACGAACTCGCCATCAAGGTATGCAGCAAGCAAGCTGGCGCTGTAACTGTTTTGCAAGTTCTGAATGTAATCAGGCGGAAGGTTGGCGGCATTGTCGGATGTCTTGGCCTTATACAGCGAATATCCTTCGGCCTTGTTCTTCACCCAGCGGTCATATACGAAGCGGAAGCCTTCAGGCGTCGTGGCAACGCCGACAGTATTGCGAACGGGCTTGCCACCGATGGTAAATGCCTTTTGGCGGTTACGGGCGATAATCTTGTTCCAGACGGCCCGTGCCTTTTCGATGGGCAGCGTATCAAGTTCATCGACAACGCTGTGGGCGACTTCGTAACCGACGATGCGGTCAGGCTGTTCCATGTTGCGGAAAATGATGCGGCCCAATTCCGTTTCCAGCACAGCCTTTTGCTGGTTCAGCTTGAACGGGATACCGTTGCGCTCAAACAATGCGGGGAAGCGTTGAAAGGCGATGTCTTCAATCAGCGGATAGGTGGGCAGATAATATGCCACATCCTGATACGGGCAATAACGCTTTAAGCGCATTAGCCGTGCGATACCCGCAGCCGTCTTGCCAGAACCAAATCCACCGACGAACGCAGGGAATGGGTCTGTGCTGTATATAAAATCCCTTTGGCTTGGCGTGAAGGTCAAAGCCAATCTTCGTCCGTAATGGGTTTGAAGTGCATATTGACTGCCAGCTTGGTCGGTTCGTTATAGCCGTGCATGATGTTTAGTTCTTTGACCGCAGCCGTCATCCCCGACGATGCCTTGGCTTCCAGCGCAATTCTATAGGCGCTCATTAAGCCCTTCACGGACATTTCGCGTGTCCATAATTGCTTTTCAGCAACCTGTGCTTTCAATTCAGCGACCCTTGCTAACACCTTGCTATTGCTCATTAGCCGTGAAGCATTGGGGTAAACAGTTTCATCCTTCATGTTTCCAGCATCATATGCGCTGCGATAGGCATCTGCTTGGCCTAAACCGTCGGCTATGCCTTGGGCGAAAGCTTCTTGCTTTGCGGTAAGTTTGGCGTCAGTCATTGCTTTGCTCATATCCTACAAATTCGCAAAAGATTTAAGCGCATACCATACATGGGAATTCCGATACCCGTTTGGATGGGTCGGAATGATTGGCGTGACACCGTGCATATTGCGCCAAGCTGGATAAACCAGCATCGAATTGTCTGTCTGGTCGAACGTGGCCCCGTAATCTGGGACGTGCAAATTGCCGCCAGTGCTATTCCGGCGCTTGGTTATGATGATATTTATAGCACCCTTCACGTTCGCATGGTCTTGATGGATTGGCGCGGAAATGTTGCAGTTGCTAATCGTGGAACTGAAATGCTTTGCGAACCGCCATTCTTCGGGTATTTTTTGCGCCACTTGCTCCAGATGCGTTTTCGCAACGCTTGGTATGTATTTTTCGACCAATTCAAATGCCTTGATGCCGCTTGCGTTCATTGCCTTGGCGAAAGTTTGCGCTGATTTCACGCCATGCACAGATGAACGCGAGGCATAAGGCCTACGCATATGCGGTTTCGGTGGGCATGAGCCAAGGATGGTGCTGTATTGCTTCACTTCCGCTTCAGCGTTACGCAAACCAGATGAACGGCGCATATCTGACTTGGGGACACGGTTTGTTTGAATTTCAGCGTCAGCTATGTTGACCAGATTTTGCAAATCATCTGGAAGGTTTCGCAGATATAAACCAACTTCCGTTCCGTCTGGGTCAACCAATATGCAGCTTTCGGTTATGTTCGGTTCCAAACCTTCGGGCTGTGCGCCTATTCCGATGATGCGCTGAATTGGGTTTAGGGTGACAATCTTCATGATGACAAAGCCTCAATCAATTTTAAGCCAACATATTCACCGCGCTTTCGGGCGGCGTCAACCAAGCCCTTGGCGCGTTGATAATCTTCAGCTTGAAACTCAATCTGGATAGCTTTCATGACGCCGCTTGCCAAATCAGCGGTTGGGTCATCCAAATCATCCAGTGCGGAATAATCAGGCTCTTTTGCGAAAGTGGGAATATCATCTCCCCATCCAAGCAGCGAAATATCAAAATCAAGTTCCAGCAATGCCTCAAATTCAGATTGCAGCAAATCATCGTCCCAATCAGCGGTTAAAGCAAGTTGGTTATCAGCGATGACCAAAGCTTTCCGCTGCGCTTCGTCCAGATGGTCAAGGACTATTACAGGCACTTCGACCATGCCCAGTTTTTTTGCCGCCAATGTCCTTGCATGACCAGCAATGATGGTGTCGCTGCCATCAATCAGGATTGGGTTCGTCCAGCCGAATTCCTTAATGCTGGCAGCTATATGCGCCACCTGTGCGTCACTGTGGGTGCGGCTGTTTGCTGCATAAGGGATTAAGTCAGCGACAAGGCGCTGTTCAATTTTGGGGTTGCTCATTGCACCTTGTTATACGACCATTATCATTTTGGCAACTGGCGCATAATTATCCGACAAATTCTTTCCATTGCCAATTCGCCCATTGGCGCATTGCGTCGCTCGACCATTCATGCTTGCGCCATTTGGCAAGCAGCGCCGCCTTATCCTTAACCTTGCTTAGTTTATAGGCTATCAGGTCAGTCATAAAATCCGTCGCCGTCAATTTCATCATCATCATCGCAATCGTAATCCAAATGGTCAGGCCTATACCCATCAAGGATAGCTTCGAGTGCAACGGCAGCAGGGCCAGTGATTTCCCTTTTCCCACTCATCCATGCGCGAACAGTCGTGCTTCCAGATGTTTCGCTTAAGCGAAGCGCGTCAGCTATTTCACCAACGCTCCAGCCAAGTTTCTTTTTTGCGTCCTTTACGTCTTGTGCTGTGATTATCATTTTTTTTCTTCTGCCTTTGCCATCTTTTGTAATGCGTGAAGGATTGTGCTGTGGTCGCGCTTCATTATGCGGCCTATTTCTGGTGTGCTGAAACCTTGCTCACGGAAAAACTTTATGCATTCGTGGCGCACTTCGACCAGCACCTTAAAGCGTCGTGGCCCAAGAATGTCGTGCCTATCATATCCATAATCGGATGCGATGTGGTCAATTATGGTCAGGTTTCTTTCGCGTGGCGTCATACCCCTTGCTCCTGCTTTTTAATGGCGATGGCTTCGTTGTAAATTTCGTTCCAAATGCTGTGTATTGTTTCAATGCGGTCATAATGAAATGTGCGGTCAATGTTGCATTTTTCGGTGTTCGAATAATCCCTGCCGTTTGGCGTGACTTTCAATAAATTTTCGATGGCATACTTTAAGCTGACAACGGCTTTCAATCGTGGGTCGATAAGGTCAGATGCGCTTGAACCGTTTATATTTAGCGTTGGGGTTATCATCCCGCCGCTCCTTTATCTGCGCTGATAGTTGGGGCCATTGAAAAGCGACCCCAAGGCATGATTTGCTCAACGCCATCCCATACCTTGATGCCGTAACGCTTGCCGTCTGTATCAGTGACAGTTTTTTCGGTGCGCTTGGCAATACGAACGCTGATAATCATGTCGTAATCGCAAATGCTGCGGGTCGAGTATGTGGTGTTGGGTTGAAACTTAATCATGTCGCGTCTCCTTGTTGGCGGGGCATCGCCCCTTGCTGATAACCCCCTATGTAAGAGGGTTTATATTATGTCAAACGACTTTTTCATTATTTTGAAAAAATTTTATGCCACGATGTATCGTTGGCTTGGTTCATCATTGTAATAATCTTGGGCTGCGATTTTGTCGCCAAAAACATCAACGAACCATTCGCGGCAAAAACCATCGTTCAGATATTCCCAAGTCGTGCTAACTGCATCTGCTATGACTTCTGCAAATTTTGCGGCTGTGGCGTAATTTAAATTCATTTTCTGTTTCCGTGATAGCGACTGTTGGTTTTGGTGGGTGGGGGCCGAAGCCCCCGTTTAATTAGATTTGAACCAGCTTGACGTTGTTGTTGTGTGTTGGCTCAACAGTGAATGATTTGCCCTTATAGTTGATTACATCGCCGTGGTTGATGCCGCGAATAATCTCCTGCTTGCGCTTGTCGGAGGTAATCATTGTGCTTTTGATGTTAGCCCAAAAAACCTGATGCCCGTTTGCGATTGCTTTGGCTTCTTCTTTTGCTGCGTCTAAGCCCATGTCAGCAATGCAATCAGCAATGCAACCAAGTATGTAAATCCGATGCAGTGTGCCGTGATTTTTGGTTTCGTATGCGATTGCGAACTGTTCGCCAGTTTCAAAGTTGTTGTGGCCTTCAACGATGAGGTAAGCTGGTGATGAAGAAATGATAGTCATGGTCGTTTTCCTTAATGGCGGGGCAGAACCCCTGTGGTTGATGCCCCCTTATAAGGATGGTTGCTTTATATGTAAACCCCCTTTTTCATTTTTTTGCATTTTTTTTGCATTTATTCCTCTTTGACAAAAATTCCGTCCACCATGCGGCCCTTGCGGTCTTTGATTTCATGCCATGCGTGAACGACGCATTCTTCAATTTCCAAATCCTTTTGCGCTGCCAAGATGGTCAGCACGACAAAGGCGTCACCGATGCTGTCCATAAACTGTTCGTCCTTGCCCTTGGCGATGGCTTCGGCCAGTTCCCCAATTTCCTCAATCAGCTTGACGAATTGGGCTTGCACGGTGCTGCCAGCAATCAGGTTGCGGTCTTCAGCCCATTGGCGGATTAGGTGTCCATAAATCATTAGTTCATCCCTTCTTTGGTGTTCAGTGATTGCAGTAATTCGTTCTTCAGTTCTGCCAGTTCGTCGGCTGTGATGTAATCTGGCTCTTGCTTGGCGATGCGCGGCGCGTTGAAGTTATCGACCTGTGCCTGCGCATGGCGCAGCGCCTCCTTTGACCACCGCACTGCTTCGGGTTCAAAATTACAGATGAACGGCACAATCTTTGCAGGATGGTCACAGGTGCGACGGGCTTGCTCACAGGCACGGCGCAATATCTGCAACGGAACATCGCTTATCGTCATGATGGCAGCCTTATACCAAGCTGTCCGTTCCGCCTCCTGCATACCCGATGGAGCGCACAGCATCAGGCACGGTGCTAATAGTGTGATGATTTCCTGTGGCGTTGCTGGTCGATATTTGTCCTGCGCTGCCTTCAAAGCTTCCAGTGCCGCCTGATATTTCGTGCAGTGCTTGTCTGGCTGCGCGCTCTGAAGTTCCAATATCGCTGAATTGTCCCTTGGATAGTTTGCCATTTCCTTGTTCCTTCACCCATTCTGCTTTGAACGTCAGCCATCCGCGAGTTGTTGCCTCACCAATAGCGTCCTGTAAATTCCAACCCGCAATGCTGGCTTGATTGATTAAACTCTTTAACGCGGTTTCCGTAATTGGCGACTTCTTGGCTTTGCGAACAGCCATAAAATCATCCCACACCTGTTGCGATACATCTTCAGGCTTCGCCACTTTCCCCTTCAGGGGTATATTTGTTTCTTGGTTGTTGGTTATTGGTTGTTGGTTATTGGTTGGTTGAACGTCCGTTGAACGCCCGTTGTTCCGACGTTGAGCGGATGCTTTACCAGCGTTGGATGCTTTCAATGATTTATCGCGGAAATGCGTTATTTCTGCATCGCACCGCGTGTGGCTCCAACCAGCTTCATTGTTGGGAATAAAGAAGTCTTGCAGCACTTGCTCTACTTCCTCGATGTGGTCACGCATACCTATCTGCCGTGCAACTTCAGGCGCGCTGCCGACAAGGATACCATCCTTCAGGTAATACACATCAAGCAAGCGGCGATAGGCCAAATCCTCTAACAAGGACAGGTGGCGCGTATGGCTGGCGTAATCGCCAATGTTGAATTGGAAATAGTGCATGGCTATGTGCCTTGCAAAATGGTTTTATGGCGTGTATATTTCATCATATGCGGTGCTTCCTTCTGTAAAGCATTGCGGCCAGCGAAATTTCGACGCTCCTTAATTTCGCTGGCCCCCCTTTTGCCTCAATATCAGCCTTTTATAAAGCTACTTTGTTTGCCGAAATTCGATTGTCGGGAACAACGCTTTGAATATAGCCTTGCGTAATGTGAAATCAGCCGTGACCATACCCTTCACATCTTCGACGCAATCCCGACCGCTTTCCGTGTAAGCAAAGTCTGGCTTATATCCAACGCGCCGTCCGTTATCGTGCTTCATCTGACTGCCATTGATGACAAACCAAAACTGCGGGTGGATGACTAAATCGCCAATCACACCCGCAGCCCATAAAGCGTGAAGTTCATCACATCGTGCAGCTTCGCGCTTGCTGTCGTGTTTGTGGCATTGAAAGCAATATGCTTTCTTGGCATTGAATTTCGACCGACGATTAAACACCGCCACTATTCCGATGGCTGTTCATCATATTTTGTGACAGCGTCCCACATCGCTTTTTTATCCGCTTCACTGCGCTTGGGTCTGCTTGCAATTTTTTCTGAAATCAATGCGTCCAATGCCTGTTCAACAGCAAGATATGCTTCCAACATTGGCGTTGAGCGTTTGCGCTTCCAGTTGCTCAACGTGACCCGACTAAGGCCAGCGGCGGTGGCAAGCTTCCCCGCAGTGATATTGTGTTCAGCAGCGCGTCCGTAAATACGCATAACGGCTTGGTGGCTTAACGTCATTTCATGTCCTTTTTGCTAAATGCAAATGCCCTATAAAAAAATGCTTTACAAATGTAAATGGGGGTTACATAAAAAACACAAGGAGCAAACATTATGAACATTGAAACTTGCACAATTTGCGGCTTTGGGCTGACACCTGCTTTTTGCTGCCCAGCTTGCGATGCGGTTGACGCAATCGTTGAGGCTGGCGGCTGTCACCCAAATTTCAAAGAAGCGTTGGCTGAAAAAATAGGCAACATTCTTTTGGACAATGATTGGCACACAACCTTCAATGTCCGCAAAGTTTATCCACGGTTTTATTAAGGAGCAAAATGTTATGAGTGATTTATTGAGCATCCACCAAGTAGCAATCGACAAGGCCATCAAGCTTCTTGATGCGGCTGGCGCGAAATACGCTATCCAATACAACGGCGACACATACGGCACGTTACAAGTCAAGCCAGCGCCATTGCGTCCACGCCGTTACGCTAAAGGTGAAACCAGCGCACATTATTTGCCCATTATCGGCGGATTAAAAGTTGGGGAAGGCGCTTCAGTCCCTATGAGTTATTTCGACCCAAGGATTTTGTCATCCAACATCAGCGGATATTGCGTTCATAATTGGGGCGCTAGTAATGCCATGACCAAAATAAATCGGGAAAACCAGACCATCGAAGTTCTGCGTGTAGGATAAGGGCTAAATCAATGAGCGAAGATAAAATTTGCGCTGCGTATGTTGCGGCATTTGCGGAATTAGAAGCGGCGACAAAGACCGCCAGCAACCCGCATTTCAAATCCAAATACGCCGACCTTCCGACAGTGATTGATGCTATCAAGCCTCACCTGTCAAAGCATGGCCTTGCATTCATGCAAATGCCAAAGCCAAGCGACGGCGGGATTTCAATCGAAACTATCCTGATACATAGCAGCGGCGACAAGCTTTCGATGGGCGTATTGTTTGTGCCAGCCAATAGGCAGGACGCACATGGTTACGGGTCAGCCCTAACCTATGCGCGGCGATACGCACTGCAAACTTGTTTTGGTCTGCCGACGGAAGATGACGATGGCAATGCAGCGGTTAAATCGCAGCAGCCAGCGCCATCAAAGCCCATCACGCAGGAACAGCTTGCGGTGCTGCAAGATTTAATTGAACAGACAGGCACTGACCCAAAGGTCATGGCAGCGCATTACAAAGTGCCATACCTTACCATGCTTCCATCGACTTCATTTGAAGCAGCAAAGGCGGCATTGGAACGGAAGGTGCAAAATGCGGGTTGATGTCGAACAGCGCAGTGAAGATTGGTATACTGCGCGATGCGGTTCGCTGGGGGCGTCACAGGTTGCTGACGCCCTATCCCGCACCAAAACCGGTTACAGCGCCACCAGAACAAATTTACGCATTAAGCTGGCTTTGGAACGGCTGACAGGCAAGCAAGCGGCTGGGTTCACCAGTGCAGCAATGCAGCATGGCATCGACACGGAAGAAGAAGCCCGAATAGCCTATTGCTTTGAACAGAACGTCACGGTTACGGAAACGGGTCTGGTCAGGCATTCAAGCATCCCGTGGACGCACTGTTCGCCCGATGGTCTTGTTGGCGACGATGGGCTTGTCGAAATCAAATGCCGCCAACCAGCAGGGCATCTTGAAACGCTAACAACTGGCGAAATACCATCGCAGTATGTGACGCAAATGAACTGGCAGCTTGCTTGTATGCCAGAGCGGAAATGGGTCGATTATGTTTGTTACAACCCAGACTTTCCCGAAGACCTCAAACTTTTCATAAAAAGGCATTATCGCAATGATGGACAAATTTTGGAATTGGAGCAATGTGTTTGCGAATTTCTCGCAGAAATCGAAGCCGACCTCGCAGCCATCGACGGCATTAGGGGAAGGGCTAAGGTTGGCTAAACTGTCAGCCAATAAGCAAGGCCCAGAATGGCAAGCGGCTGCATATCAAGCTTATGTCGAACACGCCAAGCGCCATAGGTTCTTTACCACCGAAGATGTGCGGAAAGCAGCAAAGAACGTCCCTGCGGCCACAAACAACAGCGCGTGGGGCCATATCGCAAAGACGGCCAGCAAGAACGGCATCATGGTGGAGTTTGAAACCATGCGGTCGAAAAGCGCCTCTACGCACGGGCGGCATATCATCATCTGGCAATCGACGTTGCTGTCATGATGTTACCGCGCAAGATACCAAAAGAGGCAAAGCGTCAAAGCCGATGGAAGTCGCCAGCGCATTGCAATTTTGTCAGGGGCCACGCCTGTTCTGTATGCGGCGGCATGGCAGGAATTGAAGTTGCCCACGTTCGTTATGGAAGCGGCGCTGGCATGGGACAAAAGCCGCACGATTGGTTTACCGTCAGTCTATGCAAGCAATGCCATACGAACCAGCACAGCGTCGGTGAACTTACATTTTGGGCCAATTATAACATCAACCCGTTTGCACTGGCTGAAGCGTTTGCAAAGGCCAGCCCGAAAGCGGCTGAAATAGCTGCCAAGAAGCGGGAATTGGGGTTATGACGCAGACAGTTATTTTGCGGGGACAGCCACAGCGTGATTTGGCCAAGCAATTGATTGATAAAGCCCCCGTCGATGCGGTTGTTAAAATCAGCGAAGCAAAGCGCAGCGATGACCAAAACGCAAAAATGTGGGCAATGCTGTCAGACATAAGCCGCGCAAAGCCAGATGGTCGGCTGCACATTCCCGAAGTCTGGAAGTGCATTTTTATGGCCGCGCTTGGCCATGAAACATTATTCGAAAATGGTCTTGATAACAGGCCATTCCCGATAGGGTTTAGGACATCAAAGCTGACAAAGGCCCAGATGTCCGACCTGATTGAATTTATCTATGCCTATGGCGCAAACAACAACGTAAAATGGAGTGAAAAATATGAGTGAACCAAACAATGACCAGCTTCGTCTTTTTATCGAACGCATTGAGCGATTGAATGAAGAAAAAAAGGGCATCAACGATGACATCCGCGATGTTTACAATGAAGCCAAATCGCAGGGATATGATACCAAAATTATGCGGCCCGTTATTCGTCTTCGCGCAATGGCAGACCATGACCGCCAAGAATATCAAGCATTGCTCGACACATATATGTCCGCCCTTGGACTTTGAAAGGAAACACCATGTCATCATTGAATAAAGTAAGCTTGTTGGGTTCGCTTGGCGCTGACCCAGAAATAAAATCGTTCCAGAATGGTGGGCGCGTCTGCAATTTGCGGCTGGCAACATCCGAACGCTGGAAAGACAAAAGCACTGGCGAACAGAAAGAAACGACCGAATGGCATAGCGTGTCCATCTTTAGCGATGGGTTGGTCGGTGTTGCAGAACGCTTTTTGACCAAAGGCAGCAAGGTATATATCGAAGGCCAGCTAAAGACCCGCAAATGGCAGGACACCAACGGCAACGACAAATACAGCACGGAGATTGTGTTGAATGGCCCCAAGGCTGCACTGATTTTGCTTGGCAGCAAGGGTGAGGCAAAGCCACTGAATGCGTCTGTTGACCCATCGAAGGGTGAGCATACCACTTGGGATAATGACCTCGACGATGACTGTCCTTTTTGAAGATTGCACCATGACAAAAATAACAATCAAAGAAGTCGTTGAACAGTGCAGGATTTACGCTTGCGATAAAAAGGTGGCGCAAGTGCTTAACTGCCCTGTCACCTTGGTCGAAGCCTGTCGGCCCATGATTTACAGTCGTGGGCAGCAGCGCAAGGATTTAGGGGTAAACGAAGAAACTGGAAAGCATTGCCAAGTTACGTTGCGTTACAAAACGGAAGCTGAAGGCATCAAGATTGCAAGCCAAAGCCTTCTTATCAAGCAACTGGAAACGGGGCATCATTGGCTATCGAACGACAGATTTTTTGATGTCGTTTCAAAGCTAAACCCCGAACTTGGGTTGCTATAATGCAATAAATGAAAAAAGTGCTTTACATATATATCAAGCGACTTTATAGCGGTGGACAGGGGCAGATGCCCCGCCACCTAAGGAGTTTTGATTATGACCATTCGTGAAATTATCCAATCGCAGCCATTAAGCGAAATCATCAGCGGCATTGCAATGGCAATCGTCTTGCCCATCGCGTTCATCGCATTGATGGTGGTGCTGCCATGATAGTCGATATTGATTATACGCTCACCCGTGGCAACGAGGTTTTTGACTTGCTTGTCGAATACACCGCAACCCGTCATTGGGATGAAGTCGATATACATATTACCAGTGTCACGCTTGATGGCGCGGTATTTGAAATCACCGACCAAGAAAGCAATGAGATTTTAGAAGCCTGTTACGAACAGGTCGAAGAAGACTTTGAAAGTTATGCAGCCAGTGAAGGGGATTATCGCCATGACGCAGCCAAACACGACTTCTGAATTGACCATACGCACTGCCGCCCCAATGGGCCTAAAGCATCGTATCAGCCCACAATCAGCATGGCCTTTGCGCGGTGCAGATGGAAAGACGTTTGCAGAGCGCCGCAAGGAACAGGAACAAAGCAAATGACAAACGATAGCATTGAAGCAAAAGCCTTGGCGCTGGTGAATGAGGTGCGGGAAGAACGCAACTACCCACTACAGGCGACGATTTACCGTGTAGCCGACACTGATATAGAAGCACTGTGCCGCGCCATTGAACAGCACGAAGCCTTTAAGCAAGAGGTGAGCGATATAGCGTCAGCTTATAATAAAATGGCTTTTACTGTCACTGAAATGGAACCACATGATGTATCAAATTATCGGGTTATTATTGGGTTTAAAAAAAGTGCCGATGCCTCCATGTGCCATGACCGATTGGTGTCACTCTTGGATTTCGTGAACCCCAAGCCCAAGCCTGACCCGCTGGAGGAGGTGATGAAAAAGGCTGGATGGGCCGATGCTGTCATCGACAGTTGTGCGCCATCATTGAGCGCCGCGCTGGACGCCCTTGGCTTTGAGATACGGGAGAAAGGGCAATGACCGCCGATAACTGGCTTTTCTTGTTGGTCATATCAGTGTGGGTATTGACCGCATACCTGATTGCAACCGCGCCTGACATTACAGAGCAAGAGCGCAAGGAAATGGAAAAAGATTGGTGGTCGTAAAGGAAATGGGCCACCCATAACGAGCGGCCCATAACTTACTTCTTGCGCCGCTTTTTGGCTTTTTCTGCGGTCGAAAGAGCAATGGCAACAGCCTGTTTCTGGCTCATGCTTGGATGCTTCTTCAACTCATAACCAATGTTGCGGCTTATGGTCTTTTGGCTGTAGCCCTTTTTCAGTGGCATTTTAGCCCCCAATGATTTGCGACAGGCCAGCAGCGGCGGCAGCGACAAACGCCAGCGCAGCGGCAACAGTTGCCTTCCAGCCTAGTTTCTTTTCTGAAGCATCGACCATAGGCAAAAGGTTGCCAGTGGCTTTTTTGATGATGGCTTTTTCGGCTTCTTTTCTCAAAGCCTTGCCAGCTTCTTTTTGCAGCTTGCTTTTCAAATCCATTTTCATTCTCCTATAGCCAAGAAGCGTATTTCTTGGTTTTCAGTTTGCGGTCATCAAGGCCATGTGTTCCACCATTGATGCGCTTTGTGAGGGCAAGGATTGCAGCATCATTGATGCCTTGGTCGCAGATGCCCCACAACTTATTGCGGTCGAAAAACCATAGCGCACTTTCGATTGCCAGTTCACCAGCCACAAGGTCAGGGTTGTCCATAATATCAGGGCGATTGATATACTGGGACAGCGCCTTGTAATTGTCATGCCCTGTCAGTTGCAGAAAGCCGCGACCACGGAATTTCCATCCATCGCCGCTGCTTTCGGGGCCATTACCCATCCGATTGCCGTAAACCTTGTTGGCAATCTTGGCGGGTTGACGCTCATAGGCTTTTGCCAAAGCATCTGTCGGAAAGTATTTCCCAAAGATACCCCGCAATCCCTTTGCGCCATAGTTAAGGTTTTCGCTTGTGGCCTTCCAGTTGCCGCTTTCATGGGCGCACTGCGCGAAGAAGTGCGCCGCACGAACCTTGTTCAGCTTATAATGTGCAGCCGCAGCTTTCAGCGTGGCGGGGCCAAAAGCCCCGTCAGCCGGAATGCCGATTTTTTCCTGTAATTTTGTAAGGCTCATTTTCCTGCACTCCGCCAATCTGGAAAGTCGTTTTCGTCAACCACGCCATCGCCGTTGGCATCATAACGCAAGTCATTGCGATGCTTTTCCCAAGGCTCCATTTCATCATCGTCATCATCATCTGGCTCATCAATGAACACAGTTGCTGAAGGGTCATCATAACGCGGTGCAGGTGCAACCATGTCAGGTGTGAGCGGTAACGGGTCTGGTTGCGGCGTTACGGGGGCCAGAGGCTCTGGTTCTGGGTCGTTGCGGTCTTCTGGGGGTGGTGGAACCAACTCGCCTTTCATGCCCATCAGCGTGGCGTATGAGCCAGCCACAGCACCGACAACCGAAGTCATGACGTATGACAGCAAGCCGAATACGTCTTTGTTGTCGATAACTTCATTTGATACGAACAGGCCGACAATCATCGCGCAAGTGATAGCGACAATGACAAACGCCATTGTTTTTGCAGCCATCAGCAACGCCTTAATCCGTGCCTCTAATAATTTATCTTCCATCCTTATTCCTTTCCTGCCAGCGGATTTGCCAGCGTCTTTTGGATACGTTCCTTCGTTTCAGCTTCCAGTTCCTTAATACGGCGCTGTTGCTCTTGGTCTTGCTGACGCAACTGGTCAATGACGGCACGTTGCATTTGCATATTCTGTGCATCGCTACTGCGAACGCTACTGCTTACAGCGTCAACCGTCTGGCGTGTTGCACCAACGCTGCTTGATATGCTGCCAGTTAAATAGTTCAACGCCTCGCTGTTGCCCTTGGTCAAACGCTCAACGCTTGTGACGCGCTCATCCATAACCGAAATGCGGCTTTCAATGCCAGACAGGTCAGGCGGCACATATGCGGCGGTGACTTCCTGCATCGTCAGGAATTGCTGATACACTTGAAAGCCAGCCCACAGGCCACCAAGGATTGTTGAGAATGCAGCAAAGATGATGGCAATTTTGCCGCTGCTTAGGCCACCAATGTTGAAGCTAAAGCCGCTTTCGTCAAAGGATACTTTGGGTTCTTCTTTTTCGTCATTTGTATTGGGCATCAACAATCTCCCGCCATTTAGTGTCGTTAGTTTGGTTCATCCGATACATTTCAAAGTCAGCGTCACGCAGCCTTCTGTTGCGGTATATATCACGCACAGCGTAAAAGTCAGCCCTGTCAGACAACGCCACTTGTCGATAGGCACTGAAGGCAGGAACAGAACCCATTTCAGCGATGGTTTCCGATTGCCCTTCAGCCATTTCGCTTTCTGACTTTTCAGATGACGCACTTATGGCAACGGGTGCTGCGCCGCTTTGCCCACCGACGCTGTTCAAAATTTCAAATGTGGTGGACATCGAAACAGGGCCACCAGCCGAAATAGCTGCATCAAGCGGTGAAGAACCAACACCAGCACCGCTTACGTTTGCAGACGTAGCCGACGTGCTTGAACCAAAATCAACGCGCATTTGAAAACTGCCGAAACTTTGCGACGATTGCGACCCGCTTTCAAACGCCGATGCTTGGCTTACTTCTGTTGCTTCTTCAAAGAATGCGGATTGCATACCCTGTCCGCTTTCTTCCAGCGCTGTAGCAAGCTGATTGGACGCGTCCTGTTCCAGTGTGCCAGATGATGCGTCTTGGCCTTGTGTGGCGTCCGCAGGGGCATCCAGTTCCAATAATGCCAATACTTCCTGCGCTTCCGTTTGTTCAGCATTCGCATCAGGTTCAGAACCTTGCGCGGCCAATGCAGCCAGTTCGTCTGGCGATAGCCGTTCTTTGTCAGGCCCAAGGTCTTCTAAATCCTGTTCCGCTATCAGTTCTTCAATAGCGTCATCTTTAATAGCTTCTTCTTCGACCGCAACTTCATCCGCTTCAACGGCGGCATCAGCTTCAAGCGATGCTTCGGCGGTTTCCAATGCTTCCTGCGCTTGCTCAATCACCTGTTCAATATCGCCTGCATCTTCCATTTGCACTTCTTGCTGCGTTTCTTCCATTGCAGCTTGCTCGACCGAAGCCACAGCAGCTTCTAATGCGGTTTCCGACGGGTCAGGTGCGCCAATATCAATGGCAATGGATGCGGGTGGACAGGATGGGTGCAGCGGGGCTGCGTTGCAATCTATGGCCACTTCTTCGGGGATTGGCGAACTATAGGTCAAAAGGCCCGATTGGTTTTGCAGGAATTGCGGATTGCGCCCGTAAAAAAGCGGCACGTTGTCACCAGCTTCGGGGCCAGTGATGCCAGCCGTAAAGTCGCGCCAGCCAGATGCGGACATCGCCCCATAATTGATTTGGATATTGCCGTTGCTAAACAGGCCAATTTCAAACGTGTTTAGATTGTTTGTGCCGTATTCCTGCACGTTATACCAACCGAACAACGCTTCCCCATCGTTTAGGCGATAGAAGGGGTTGCCAGTGAAGCTGATAAGGTCTGACCAATATGCGTAAATCGTGTTGCGTTGCGCCTGTTCAATCGGCTGACCATTGCAGCATAGGTTCGCCGCGCTTTCAAACGATACAAAGCCGTTGCTCGACACCCAAACGTCGGTGAAGGTCTGGCCCCAATATTCAAATTCAAATCCAAGAGCAATTTGCCGCGTGTTGTCATCGCCAAGGTTTAATGGCGTCATGGTTGTGGGAGCGCCGATTATTTGCGGCGTCAGCAGCGTTGGGTCGTATGTTTGGGCAGACGCAGATGCGCTGACCAGCAATGCAGCCAGTAAAGATATTATGCGCTTATTCAGCGTCAGGGCGGCGGTCAGCATTTTCTACCCATGCCGCTGTTGCAGCCGCGCCAATTTCACCCATGAACGGGCAAGGTGTGCCGGCCATTTCCATCGCCTTGAAGACGCGGATGTCTTGGCAAAGGAGGCTAACAGCAGCCACGCGCATTCCCATATCGTAAAGCGTCTTGGATAGCTTCATGCGTTCGCAATTTTGGTCGCGCACAGTGCGGCCAGCCGACAAGCCAATGATTTGCGTCTGCACAGCGCCCGATTGCCCCGTGGTGCAAAGGTCTTGGCTATAAGACATCATCGACGGCGCGATGGCGCTGGGTGGCGGCGACTTAATGTTTTGGTCGATAACCTGACGGTTGACGCTCTCGCTGTAGCTTTTGCTGTCGGACACGTTGACGTTGTTATTCTGGTTGACGTTACGGTTGTCGCTGTTTGTCGTTTGGTTAATCGTGCTGGTATCGTTGTTGGTATTGTTCGTGTTCACGGTGCTATTGTTATTGCTGTTGACCGTCTGATTAACTGTGCTGTTGCTAACGTCCGTGTTGAAATTGCGATTGGTCGCGTCGGAGGTGTTGGCGTTTGTGTTCTGATTGATGTTTGTCATCGTGCCAGAATTGACATTGGTATTCTGGTTTATGTTGGTCATCGTGCCAGAATTTTGGTTGATGTTGGTGTTTGTTGACGAACTTACATTGTTGTTGTTGTTCGTGTTCAGCGAAGTGCTTGTGCTGGCGTTCACGTTGTTGTTCGTGTTGACCGATGTGCTGGTGCTTGCGCTGGTATTAAAGTTATTGTTGGTGTTGGTGCTGACCGATGTGCTGTCCGACGTATTGGTGTTGTTATTCGTATTTGTCGATGTGCTGGTCGAAGCATTGTTGTTATTATTCGTGTTGGTGCTGGTGGACGTATTGTTGTTGTCAGATGTGCTGGTCGTGGTCGTGTTATAAATGTATTCCGTCGGCGCTACGGAAACAGCCTGCGCCAGCACCATCGACGATGATGCAGCGAATGCAATAAAAGCCAGCACAAATTTTTTCATGGTCGGTCAGCCTTGTTATCCAGTTTGTCTTCAATGCGACGAAGGTGCATCATTACTTCGTCAAACTTCTTGTCGATGGCCTGAAATTTCTCATCGCCAAAACCAAGTCGCGCTTCAAGGAGCGTCAGCTTATTGGTCAGGTTTACCCATACAGTTATGAGCGCACCAACAAAGGTCAGGGCGGTCATAACAAAGCCAAGGATGGTGAAAAGGGTAGTGGTGTCCATTATGCGTTACCATTAACCTGAAGTTCAACAGTCCAATAACGGGTAACGCCACCAGCCGTTGCCGAAACTGACCAAGATGCCGTTCTTGGGTTGGTGGTTGTGGATAAATAGAATGTTATTATAGCATTAGAACTGCCGCTTGGAATGCTGACGCTACCCCCAAGTCCGCTATATGTCCAAACAGCTTGCTGTGAGCACTGGATTGTGACTTGAGCGTCAAATTCACCTTCAGCAAAAAGATAAACTGCTTCACCAGCAGATGCGCCGCCAGCAGGGTCAAAACTCACTGCGCTTTTGCCGCGCAAATCGTTCATTGAAATTGTCCCAGACGGAACGCCAGCCAAAGTGCGGACGGCACTTTCATTCAGCGAAATAGTCGCAGTCGCTGAACGGCCAAGTTCTGTGTTGACCTGTGACATGGATATAGTTCCGGTGGGCAATGTCATGTTTATGCAGTCCCGTATGCAGTGACGTTATTGACGGCGGTAAACGCACCCGCGCCGCTTAACTTGGCAATGGTTGTGCCATTGTATTTGAACAACAGGTCAGTGCCGCTTTGCTCAACAGTGAAGTTTGTAGCCACAAGCTTTGTTGCGTTCGTTGCGTTGGTGGCATTAACAGCATTAGTGGCATTTGTAGCATTTGTGGCATTCGTCGCATTGGTAGCCGTAGTTGCCGTAGTTGCCGTAGTTGCTGTGGTTGCGCTTGTGGCTGTCGTGGCGGTGGTCGCACTGGTTGCTGTCGCAGCGTTGCCAGTGATGTTAATGCCCCAAGTGCCAGATGCACCCGTGCCATCCGCTTTAGGAGCGCCCACAGTGCTGTAATCAACAGTCCTTGCAGCCGAACCATTAAAAGTAGCGCCAGAAGAAGCGCCGCCCGTGTTGGCAAACGTCACGGCATTGGTGACAGAACCAGCAGTTGTTGCAGAGCCAGCCGTTGTAGCGGATGTTGCAGTTGTTGCGCTGACGGCAGTCGTTGCGTTCGTTGCATTGGTGGCGTTTGTCGCATTGGTCGCCGTTGCGGCATTGCCAGATATGCTGATAGCCCAAGTGCCAGTTGCGTTTGCGCCGCTTACTGAAGGTGCGCCAATGGTGTTATAGCTAATTATTCGCGCAGCGGAGCCGTTAAACGAACCACCAGCCGCGACGCCATCGCCGCCGCTACTGAAAGTTACAGCCGCAGCGGTAGCCGTAGCCGTGGACGCAGTTGTTGCAGTTGTTGCGCTTGTCGCCGTTGCTGCGTTACCAGTTACGTTAATGCTCCAAGTGCCATTTGCGCCAGTGCCAGTTAGCGATGGAACACCAAGGTTGGTTCGTGCTTGGGCAGGGTCAGATGCTCCCGTGCCGCCATTTGCAACCGTAAGGTCAGTGCCGCTCCATTGGTCGTTATTGATGGTGCTTAAAACAGCCAGTAAGCCAAGACCAAGGGCAGTCCGTGCGCCAGATGCATTGTTCGCACCAGTGCCGCCATTAACAACCGCAACAACGCCGCTGACGTTATTTGCAACGACATTCCAGTTCCCGCTGGCGTTTGTGCCGTCAGCGCGTGACAATGCGCGTCCGCCAACAGTCGCGCCGTCATGAACGTGGATTGTATCGGTGGTGGTGTTGACCGTTATTTCGCCTTCGACGCCAGTAAAACTTGCGTGTTGGGTTGTCGTGCCGCGACGAATTTTTACTTGCTTACTCATGCGATAAAACCCCAGTCATCAGTTTCGGTGTATACTATATCAATTTCCGACCAATCTTCATAGCCGCTTGAAAATACGGCAACATAATCAGCCAAGCTTTGAAGCGATAATGAAAATGCCCGTGCGCTTCCGTAAAAGGCCAACGCCTTGCTTTCAAAAGCTTCCTGTCCATCGTTACGCAATGGGCTGGCGTTCACTGTCGTAATGGTTGGTCGTGTCGGGTCAACGATGCTTGGGTTGGCAATATCTGTTTCGCCATCAATCCAAGCTGCAACGGTGTTTGCGTCCGATATAAACGGATTAAAAGTCGCCAGCATATCATCAATGGCATCTGCCAAGCCCTGACCAAATAGCGGCGGGTTGGTTGGTGTTGCACTGATAAAGTTGGTAACAGATACAGGCGATGAACCGCTAACAGGGTCAAGGTTGCCCCAATCGTTTGGGTTAAACTTGCCAACGTTCAATGTGGACGCAACGCTATTGCACTGCGTTGCAAAGCCAGTTTGCGCGTCAAGAAACGCAAGACTTTCGGTAATGAAATTGCTGGGGTCGCCCAATCGTGAAGGCGATGCTGGCATTGCTGAAATTGTTGTAACGGCCATTAAATCAACCCTTCAACAGACAAAGAGCATTCCGATATTGTCGGGCCTGATAGCACAATTGAGAAATCGCGGTAATACCCCAAAACAATCGTTTCGCTTCGGTCTTCGTCACCGATGTAAACAACGGGTGTTGTGCGGACAGATGCCAAAAAGCGCGTGAAAGCACTGACATCGCTGGTTTCGACCGTAACATCATAATCCGCACGTTTGCTGTAGGCGCGTTGGACGATGCTGACATTGCCAAAGTCATCAATCGTTTTTACCGAATAATCCTTGATGCCAACGGAGGTTCCAAAGTTGGTAACAGCAAGCGCGGTTTTCTGACCGATAATAAGTTCACCGCATGAAGCCGTGCCAGCGCCAGCGTCGATGATAAGCTGGAAGGATGCGCCCGAATAATTTGGAATATCCAAAAACGCCACTTCAGATGCGCCAGTTTCGGTTATTGGCGCAAAGAAGTAATTAAAGTAGCCATCAATGGCGCTGTAATCGGCAAGGCTTATGGTTTGGTCATAAACAGTCGTGCCGCCAGATGATTTGACAACAAGCCGTGCGCTTGAACCATCGACGTTGAATAGCACAACAGAATTGCAAACCGTGGCAGGGGTGATTTTGACATCAATCGTGCCGCTGTTTGTCGTGCCAGAGCCGACAGATATATCAAACATCTTAAAGCGATTTGTTGCGCTGACAAAAACCCATGTAGGCGATATTGCAGCCGCACCAACATCAGGGCGGTCAGTCGTCGATGCAGCAACCACTTCATAGATTTTGTGGTCATATATAGTTCTGTTCCCAATCGTATATGTGCCAGCCGTCCATGCGGGATAATCAGTTTCCGCAACATTGGTGGTCGTCAGGTTGGATGCCGTAACATCGACGGGCTTAATAATAATCACTTGCGTCCTCCCGAATGTCAGGCAGTCCGTCGCCATCCCATCTGTCCATCAATTCAAATGATTTACCAGTGTTCTTGGCGACCTGATACAGCGCGTTATACATTTCATTTCGCATATTGGCTATGCCGTCAGCGGTCTGTGCGCTGTTGCTTGCCATGCTGGTTTGGTTGCCATCAAAGACCGACCCTGCGCCCGTGGTGGCAATTTCAGCACTGTTTGCTGCTTGCGCGCCAAGTGTTTCGGTAAGGCTTGCCGACAGCCACGCACGGATACGGGCCACTTCAAGTGCAGACGTTGCCGAACCAAGTGTCGCTTCTTCAATCGAACGGCTAAGTTCTGGCAGCTTACCAAGTGCATCCAAATTGCCCGTTCGTGCCTGTGCGGTCAGTGTGGCAAATTGGGCCTTCAGCAATACCGACGATGATGATGCGTTAATGCCGCGCAGACGATTGATTTCGTCAACGACAGTTTGGCTGACGTTTGCCAGTGTTTCTGCGTATTTCTGCATTGCTTGTGCGGCATCTTCGGCAGCTTTTTCTTGTATCTTCGCGGCGTCTTCAGCAGCCTTGGCAGCGACGGCATCTGCTTCTGCCTTGGCTTGCGCGGCCCATATTTGCTGCTTCAGCCCAACAAGGGTGGCGTCAATGGTTTCAAGTTCCATCGCCCGACGCGCAGCAAGCGCCTCAACAGCAAAGCCCTGTGCGTCAAGCAATTCAATTTCGAGCGAACGGCGTTCTTTTGCGATAGCCAAGATTTGTTCAGCAGCCCGTGCCTGTTCTTCGGCAGCAGCCCGTGCAGCTTCAGCGGCGGCATCATTTGCAGCCTTGGCATCTTGGGCAGCGTAAATCTGCAACTGCAACCCACGCAAGCTTGCGTCGATGGTTTCCACTTCAACAGCGCGACGGGCAGCGAGTGCTTCAACCGCGAAGCCTTGTGCTTCCAATAGGTCAATTTCCATAGAACGACGTTCACGGGAAAGGGCCAAGGTTTGTTCAGCCAGCCTTTCTTGTTCCGCTGCCATTGTTTTGGTAGCTTCTGCCGCTGCATTGCTTGCGTTTTTGGCATCTTCAGCCGCATAAATCTGAAGTTGCAAGCCGCGCAATGTTTCATCAAGCGCCGCCAATTCCAATTCGCGCCGCGCAGCCAATGCTTCGGATGATTTGCCCAGTGCTTCAAGCAACTGTATTTCAAGTTCGACCCTGTTTCTTTGCAAGTCAGCAGCAGCCTTTGCCACTTCCGCCGCAGCACTGGCGGCAGCGTTCATTGCATCGTTTGCAGCCTTAGCGTCTTCAGCAGCCCAAATTTGCTTCTGCAAGCCACGCAATGTTTCATCCATTGCTTCCAATTCAAGCTGACGCCTTGCGACCAGCGCGTCGGTTGCAAAGCCCTGCGCTTCAAGAAGGTCGATTTCAAGCATACGCCTATCTCTGGCTAATGCCAAAGCCGCTTCAGCCAATACAGCCGCTTCTTCAGCAGCCTTTTCCTGTGCGTCGGCCAATGCCTGTGTCGCCTTTGCAGCGTCTTGGGCGGTATACACTTGCTCTTGCAACCCACGAAGGTTTGCATCCATGCTTTCAAGTTCTAACGCACGTTGTGCAGCCAAAGCACCCGCAGCATCGCCCTGTGCTTCCATCAACTGAATTTCCAGTTCACGGCGCGGCCTGTTGGCTTCAAATATCGCCTTGGCTTGCTTGATGGCATACAGTTCTTCAAGCTTTGCATAATCAGCCGCAGACGCACCAGCTTCGCCAAAGATAACCTTCAGCTTTTCCATTTCGACCGAAAGTTCATCAAGGCTTGATTGCAGCGGGTCGCTTTGGCTTTTCAGGTCTTTGAACACTTGGTCGAACTTCAGTGCCTTCTGCACTTGCTCATTCAAATCGTTGCCAGCACGAATAAGTGTTTGCGCCCCTGCGCTGATACCTGTGACGATGCCTTGTTGGATTGCCAGTTGCGTAATGTATGCAACCGCAGCCGCTTCGTCTGTGCCAAAATTCTTAACGCCAGAACCCTTGGTGCGGCCAGCACCAGTCGGGTCAACAACGTAATCCTTTTTACGCATACCAAGGCTGACCTTGACGTTGCCGCCCAATGTCCCACCAAGTTGTTCTGCGACGTTGCCCAAGCCTTTCAACAGGCCATTTGCCATATTATCGGCAATACCCTTTAGCTGTGCGCTATTACCCGTCAAAGTGCGCTGCATAGCGCCGCCAGCAATCTGGGTAAGCGTAACACTACCCGTTTTGGTTTTGGTCAACAAACCACCAACAAGACCACCAAGCAAACCACCAGCGATTGAACCTAACGGCCCAGCAAGCGAACCAAGCGCCTTGCCGAATACCTTACCGCCAATGTCCTGCAATCCCTTGGTCAAAAATTGCTTTCCAAGTGCACCACCAACAGCGCCACCAACAGCGCCACCAGCGCCGCCGCCGACCATCTGACCAATTTTGGCATTTGCAAGAATGGTCGCAAGTGAACCACCAAAGTCCTTAAAGGTGTCCTGCAAATCCTTGGGTAAATCGTCAAAAATTGCCTTCAGGTCTTTTTTCAAATCTGGGGCAACGATGTTTATTTCTTTGCCAAGGTTAGCCAAGAATGAACCCGCGCCGCCGAAAAGTTCGTCGGTCAGGTCAATCAGGCCAGCAATCGTTTCCTTTAGCTTTTCAGCTTCCTTTTGGCGCTTATCAAAAACGCTTTCGGCATTGATGATGTCGGTTTCGGCTTTCAAGTATTCTTGCCAAGCAGCGTTGACATCTTTGATGCCATCAGCCGCAGCCTTGGCCTTAAATGCTTCTTCCTGAAGTTCCAATGCGCGTCGCGCACGGGCTTCACCAGTTAGGCCAACCAATGCCAATTCATTCTGCAATGGCTTGATGATGTTGTTTTGGAAGTCCTTGCCAGCTTGGTTGCGGGTCGCTTCTTCCCAAGCAGCGCCAGCGGCCAGAATTTTTAAGCCAAGCAGCGCAGTTGGTGCAGCGGCAGCAGCAGCGGCAATTTCCAGTTTCTTAATTTCAATGGCGGTCTTGCCAATGCGCGAAGTTTCCTTTTCGGTATTTTCAAGAAATTGCTTCGCTTGCTTTTCACGCTGTTCAAATAGCTTCTGTTCTTCCGATTTCTTTTCGGCAGCAGCCTTCTTCTGTTTGCGTTCCTCATCAAGACGCCCTTTGGCAACCTTGATGCTGTTGGCTTCCCACTTGCTCATAAACGCGCCAGCGTCAGAATAGGCGTCGGTGTATGCCTTGCCGATTGCCTGACCAGCCTTTTGTGCAGCGCCAGCATTTTCATTTGCGATTTGGGCAAATTTTACGGGGCTTAAAAGCGGTTCGCCAGCAAGGTCATTGATAGCGGCAACGATATTGTTGACCAGAAAGCCGACAGCACCAATCGCAGCATTGACCGCTTGAACAAATAGGTCGCTTAAAACAGCGGGGAAGGTGGCCCAAATTACTTTGACGGCATTGAACGTCCCAGCAAAAGCCGCATAGATGATTTTAGCGGATGTGACCGCAAACTTTCCAGCCTCATCAAGCCAGCCTTTTATCGTGTCAAAGACTGCGCCAAGATTTAAGCCTTCATACATCGTCATCCAAAGACCTTTGATGGTATCCATCGTGGTCACAGATGCGCCGCCAGCCTTTTCAATTTGTTCACTGGTCATGCCCATTGCCTTGGCATAGGCTTCGACTTCACCAGACTTATCAAATTGCCCAGAGATAAGCGTAAAGCCAGCGGCCAAAGTAGCGGCAGCAGCGACCACGCCAAGGATGATTGCCGTAACTGGCGCAAACGCAACAGCAGTGGCAGCGCCAGCGGCAGTTGATGCGGCGGCAGCTTGCATTTCTGCGGCAGAAAGAACCTTGGCTGTGGCAGCGGCTTCAATTTGTGCGGCGGCAAGACGGGCTTGACCAGCGGCACGTCTTTCGGTTGCTGCCTGTGCTGCCAATGCAGTCGTTGCGTTTTCAGCTTGGGCAGCGGCAAGCGCCAATTCAGCTTGTGCAGCAATCACAGCTTCAGCGGCTTGGGTATTCAATGCACGGAAACGGGAAGCAGTTGCACCAGTGGAAGCTGCGGCAGCGTCAAGTTGCGCGTCAGATGTTGTTTTCAAAATTCCAATGGTGGTCAGCAACGCAGCACCAAATTGCTTGGTGGACATCCCTGACTGCATCATCACGCCACTGATTTGGCTTCCCTGTTGCACAAACGCCACAAGCGGGTTTTGCCCCGACGCAATCTGCACACCCAAATCCTGAAACTGGTATGCAAGGTTCGTGATTTGATGTCCTGCGAGTTGGCCAGTCTGACCAACAGCCCTCATTGCGTTTGCGGCTGCGGTTTGTGCTGCGGCTCCTTGCGCGATAACTGCGTTCATGCCGTTGACGGCCACGGATGTCCGCGTAGCTGTTGCCCCAAAGCTGCGAACACTGCCTTCAGCGCCAGATGCAGCAGCACCCATTTTATTTAGGTCTTGCGATGCCGACGCAACATCGCGGCTATCAACTGCAATCCGAAGGTTCGCTAAATCTGCCACGCGCAATATCCTGTTAGGCCCAGAGCGTTATCGCTTAATATGGGCCATAGCACAAGATTATCGTCGTGTCTTGGTGTTGATTAGATTTGCCCAATCAGACATCGCATTTGATATTTTTTCGCGCCGTTCAAAGGTCATGATTGCTGGGTCAACCCACGGTGGTGGCGTGTTTGGTTCAACAGCTTCTGATAGCATCGCAGCATATTCACGGGATAATTGCCTGACAGTTTTGGCTTCCCAAGGTGTCAAAGTTACGCCTTGATTTGACATCCACGCAGCCAAATCAACTTCATCTATCGCTGCGCTGCCACCCATGCCAACAGGCTTGGCGGGGCCAACCTCGAAAAGAATTTCGATAAGGTAAGCCCCACCAAGCACGGGTGGCATTACGTCTGACTTGGTTTCCCGCCGTGGGCGCTTTGCCTTCGTCGGGATTGTGTTAAGCCAAGCCGCTTGTTTTACAAATAAGGTGAGTTGCTCAATCGTTTGCGCGAAAGAAGTTTGCGCGGTCAGCGACAAACTCCGACACCTGTTCCTTAATCCACGACCATTCGTTGTAAACGGTGCGGACGTTTTCAGGTGTGCAATCCAGCTTTACGCCATCAAGCGTGAAGCCTTCCCAAGCAACAGTCAGCTTCACAAGGTCATCAATGCTGTCTTCAGCCAGCTTTTCAGCGTCAAAATCGACAGCCTTCTTGCCCTTGGAAATGCGGTTCAATGCCGCTTGCTGCTTTGCAAGTTGGATTTTGCGATAAACTTTGCTGTCCTGTCCCAGCAGGGTAATCGTCATACCCTCAATGATTTCTTCGCTTTCAGGGTGCGCGATATTAAGAACAGCGCCATCATCAGCTTTAACAGGTTTCAATGAATTTAGGTCAAACATATTTAGTTCCATCCGAATGCACCGATGTTGAAAGTCTCCCCCGCCGTGGTCGGATGCAGCCACGACGGGGAAGTTTGTTGGCTAATTACGAAGAAACCTTAACAACCGAATTGTCGATTTCAAGTGTCACTTCAGCCATTGTGATTGCGTCAGCATTGCCGACATTGGTTTTGAACGACATAACTTGTGCAGTGAAATACTGAATGTCGCCATTAACCAGAGCAACTTTGACCGAAACAAGTGCGCTTGCGCCAGCAGCGGCGCTGCCCTTGGTTTGCAAAATGGTTTGACCAGCATCTGTTTCAGACAGTGCCATCGTCAAAGTAACCGAACCATAGTTCAGCGAACCACGACGCTTGGCAACAATGCCAGTCTTCAAAGGCGTGTGTGTTGCAAGTGCAGCTTCAGCACCGAAAGCTGGCAAGTCGGCCAGTTCACCGCAAGCCGACCATGTTAGGGCAGCAAAGCCAGTGGCGTCATAAGTGGCGGGGGCAGTAGCGGACACCGAAACGATAGTGCCAACAGAGGAAACAACGTCAGACATAATTTAATCTCCATGCATGGGATTTAACATTTAACACAAAAAAGCAGTCAAGTCACCCTAACGCACTTTGCGTTCTGCGCGGTTGATTGCCAGCCGCACCATACCACTTGGCGCTTGCTTTGACCATTGGTCAAATTCAAGGCGGTAAATGTATGGAAGATTGTTGCTAATCCAGAAAATATTGCGCGGCGCACTCGCTACGGCTGCGCTTCCAGCGGCGATAGCACGGGCAGATGCGGCGCTTTCCTTTGGCGCTGTAATGCCACTTCCAGTGTCAGCATCAAATTGCACTTCACCAATTGCGGGTGAACCTATGCTGCACTGCCAATTGGCTCTTGCCCTGCCGCTATCAACGGGCGTGTTCAAAACAATGTCAGACAACAGGTCTAAACAGATTTTGCTGATAACGGCGTCAGCGTCCTTTTCAGCCTTTTCCGCAAATTTCTTTACGTCCAAAGTAAAGCTGGTCATGCAAATGCCCGATACGTCACACTGACAGGGATGACAAAGCGGTTGCCAGATATAAACGCTGGGTTCTGTGTCGTGCGCTGTATGGTGACGGTAATGCCGCCATAAACAAGTCTGTCGCCGCGCTGGAATGCAGCGGCAACGGTGTCAGCGGTTGCACGGGCTTGGCCTTTGTTGGCATCCAAAGGGGCATAAACAAGCACCTGATAAACGCCGCCAAATTCGTCCGATGCTGCACTTGAAACACCGACTGGGTTAGTGTCGCCGCTCAACAGGATTTCGCTTAAATATATCTGCCCATTGGTGGGCGTGAACTTGGCATTTTCCCAATGCGTTGGAAGTCCAAGCGTATTAAGTTTGGTCGCAAGCGCCGCACTGATTTTGCTGTTAATCATCCAAAGGCTCCACAATCTGCATATCTACAGCCACCTTTTTACCATCATCCAGCTTAATTATATAGGCAATAACGTGGTTGTGCGTATCGTGCAGCACACTGTCCAAAATGCCAGAGTTCCATTGCGATGGGAAGAAAACCCTCTGGCCTATCGGTAACATCAGTTTGACCTTAGCTGGCATATATAAATCACATCCTCACCAGTAAGACGGATTGGTTGCACATCCATGATGCGGTAAGTTGTGCCGTCAATGGTTGATAAACAGCCCACAGCGGGGCGTGTGGCGATAAGTTCAAGGATTAGGCGCACATCACCCGCTTGGATGACATCACCGTCAATATCGCGCTTGTGGTAAGCGGCGGGATAACCCTTGCCCGTTATTGTCGTGCTGGTGTTCGTGCCAATGACTGCGCCAGTAATGGGGTCTGTCGCGCCGTAAACAGGAAAGATGATGGACACCGCTTCGCCATATTTAGCAAGCAGCCTTGATGCTGTTTGCGCTTGGCTACTCATGTGCGGACAACCCGCGTTACGCTAAACCCGCTTTCCGATGACGACAAAAGGTAAGGCGTCAACATCCGGTTGACCAAAGGATAGCGTTGCGTTGGGTCGGAATAATCTTGGTATTCAATCTCAATTACATCAATCTTTTCGCGCTTCACCTTTTGGCCTTGGTCGGCAATCAGCGTATCGCCAGCCGAAGCCCGTAGCGCCATTTCGACGCAAGCGTTTATGACCTGTGGCGGCACAACATTGCTGGCGTAATTAAAGCCATCCACGACCACGTTATAGCGGGGCCATGACAATGATTGCGTTTCATTGACGCGATTGCCCTTCCAAGCATCGCGGTATGTGGCTTCCAGATAGTCGGTTGCCTTAACCAGCGATTGTTCTTTGATTGTTTGCGACAGGCTTGCCCAGCCCGTTATGCCACGGTCAGCAACATAGCCATCCGCAGCCGAAACGCTGGCATAGCTGTTAGCGTTAGAAAGCCCTGCACCTGTTTCGACCACGAATGCCATTTGTTACTCCTTGCGGCTTTTGCCAGTTTTCGTCGCTGGTTCTGCTTCTTCGACAACTGGGGCTTCTTCGACCACAGGTGCTTCTTCAACAGTTTCCTCAACGGCTGGTGTTTCTTCTACTGGCGCTTCTACCACTTCCAATACCTCTGGGGCAATGACGGCTTCAGCTTCAATAGCAATTTCTTCTACATCCAGTTTTTCGTGCAAAGGTGTGCCAGCGGGGGCAAAAATAGCATCAATGATTTTGTAACCCTGCTCTTGCAATTTAGCTTTACGCGCTGGGTTCATTGGATGCGGTTCGTAAATGATTTTAGCCATAAAATCCTCCAAAAAGGTTGGGGGCCGCCCTTCCAACCGACGGCCCCCACTCTGTGCTTAATTAAGCAGCAGAACCAATCGCCATAACACCAGCGGTGTGCTTGATGGACGTTGCAACCTTGTCCCAGTTGGAACCAGTTGCAAGTTCAGCATCCGTTGGCGACTTGCCGCCGTTGGTTACGTCCCAAGTGTAGCCCTTCAAAGCCACGCCAAAGGTGTAATCGACCTGCATCGTGGTTTCGATACGGGTCTGACCGTTGTTGGTTTCGATGTTGCTGAT